AGATCCAAGCCGAACAGGGCATTAAGCCCCGGCAGGAGTTCCTTCAGCATTTGTGCGCGTGAAATAGCCATTTTCTAGAACTCCTTTAGGCAGTGACGCTACTGTAGTAGCCGTGGGTCAAGACGTTAAGTTTGACCAACAACTCACGGTAGATCGTAAAGATAACGGTCGAAGACGCCGGAATCGCCGTCACGGAACCCGGCACATCAATGGCCGCGTTGATCGTGATGGACGTATCGCCAGCCGCAGCCGCCACGGAAACGAACGAACCCGTCTCAATGACCTGACCGTTGGATGCGCGATAAGCCACGCTCGTTCCGACCGGAATCGCCGCCGGGAGACCCGAACCCGTGAGGGTGATGGTCGTGCTGGAAGACGAACCCGAAGCCGTATACGAGAGCGAAGTCTCCGGGACCACGCCCACACAACGTAACGGAAGAATCGTGGAAACCGGGGTTGCCGAAGGCGCGAGGATCGCGTTCTTCGAATTACCCGTGTTCACGTTACCCGCGTTGTTGATGCAGGAGAGGTTAGTTCCGACCATCGCGTAAGCGCCAGAAGCCATCGTGGTGCCTGACGAGCAGACCGCCGCCTTGAAGACAGCATCCGGATCGTCAACCACATAGGCCACTGCGTCACCCGCCAGAGTCGAAGCAGGCCAGTACTGGCTGAAACGCTTCGTCTTCGTGACCGGATCAGTGTAGGAGCAACCAAAGAAAACACCCGTGAGTGCGTTCGAATCGGTGGTAGCACCAATCGATACACGGGTGAGCGAACCTCGCACGACCTTGACGAAATCACCGTAGAAGATGTTCGTGTCATAGCCGTACTGAATCGGGTACATACGGGTCGAACCCGCATACACCTGACCGCCGATGAGGTTAATCGGCAGGAACCCATAGGGTACCGTAACGTCAGTTCCTGAAGCCATTTAAGTTACCTCTAAAAGTGGAAAGAAAAGGAATCATCCTCGTCCGAAAGTGGTGCGCGTTGAACGCTCCGGATTAAGGAGCGGCATACGCGGATCATTTTCCCGCAGAAAACTGCGGTCCACACCGTCGATCTGGCGATCAGAAAGTTCTTGGAAGTACTTCTGGCGTTGCAGCATCTTCTCAAGGGGAGCCTTGCAAAGCAGCAAACCACCCACTTCGACATTGCCTTTGAACTGAGAATTGATGTCAGACATGATCTTCAACTCAGGATGATCTTCTGCCTTGACAGGTTCCCAGCCCTCACGCATTTGACGAGAGACGTTGGTGTTATCCGAACGTCCCAAAGAAGAAGTGCGAATCCAGCGGAATACCCAACCATCTTTCGGTTCCGGGATCGGTAGTGCGGATTGCGGCAGCCACGAGTCACTGGGACGCGATTCGGCTGCACGGTCGATACGAATTTTGCGCTCATCAGCCATTTGAACTCTCCTTGATGAGTTGTTTGGCATACTGCTCAGGGGAAATGCCAAGTCTCTTGGCGAGAGAGACTTGTGAAGCAGACAATTGGATTTTGCGTGGTCTTGCGCCGTTGTTTCTATTTGACGGTGCGACCACGGTTGAGGGGGTGCGTTGAGGGGTTGAAACGGATACTTGGACTCCGTCATCCTTCTCAAAGTAATCAGGGAAACGCTGCCTCATGGCAGCATCAATTTTCTGGTAGTACTCATCCGTATCGGCTTGTACGCCTTCCTCACGGATCAGTGTTTCATGAATTCCATAGGCCAACGCGGTCATGGAACGATTGCCTTGAGGACCAAACCAAGGGTTTCTCTTGGTCCAATCCAGTGCCTTTTGACTGGGCTGCGGAACCTGAGGCTGCGGCGGAACATAGTTCTGCGGCGTGTACTGAGGTTGCGGAGCCTGCTGACGAGGACGGTTTTGGAGAACACGCTCATGTTTCTCTGCCTCGCGAACCTCCGTTTGGGCATTGAGGAGTTTCTCTTGGGCTTCGATGATCTTCTGAGCGTCACCGGCTTCGTAAGCGTCTTTATACAAAGACTTTGCTTGATCTAGGGCAAGCGTTGCACGGGCTTTGATCTGGGAGACTAAGGCTCCCTCCCCGCGTTGGATCAGCGATTCGTATTGCTGATTTTTAGCCACGACTTGCTGGGCAAATCGGATGGCTTCTTCGCGCATCTTCTCAGCGGCCTCACGTTGGCGCTGGGCCTCGTGCTGCTCGTACTTAAGTTTGTTGATGCGCTTGCGGACTTTGTCACTGTAGTCCGACAGTTCTTCGTCGTTCTCTTCCTTCTCAGCCTGTTTAACCGGCTGCTTGGGAAGATCATCGACGATCTCTAGTTCGATTTGCTCTGTGGCTTTCGCCTCAGGTTCATTCTTTTCAGGGATTTGCAGCGGGGTGGTTACCCCGAAGAACTTGTCCTCTTTGGACATTTCAGCGGCTTCTACGCTCATGCCTTCACCACTCCACGCGGGTCTTCAACGATGGCTTCAACGCTATCGTCGTTGATGAGTCGGAACTCTTTCCCATGGACCTTGAAGCGGGTTCCCGAATAGGAACGCATCATGATCCAGTCCCCTTCTTTGCAGTAGGGACCGGAAGGGAAACGGTCAGGGGACTTGTAAGCATCTGGCCCCGTCGCGAGGACGAAACCCACGATGCTTCCAATTTCTTCGGCTTCCAGTGTGGAAGAAGCCTTGAGAATGCCACCTTCGGTTTTCTCTTCTGGATTGGGGAGGGCGATGAGGAGTTTGTACCCAGTCGGTTTGGGTAACTGACTTGCGACTTTTTCGTCGTTTTTTGACATATTTTCCTGCACCTTTCGGCGTTTGCACCCCATGTGGGGCGGTTGCACTGTTTACACAGTGAGTTTGTTAAGCCGTTTAATCATCATCAATTTGCTTTGTGAGGTCAAGTAGTTCCCGTTCAGCACGGGCTAACCCCTCTATGACACCACAACACCTCTTGTACTCATTGAAGTCCTGACAACCGCCGCCTGCGATATGATCAGCCATATCGTTCATCTGCTGGCGAAAGGACTTTCTGAGGTATTCGGCTAAATTATCGCTGGCGTTTTGCATTCTTTTCCTGCTCACGCTGCTGCACGGAGAGCATTTCCCGTGCGATTTCGACTCCTAACTTGGCCCCTTCGACCTTGTCTTTGGAGGCGATCTCTTTGGTACGCAGTTCGTTGTCGGTGTTGGTTGTCGCGATCTGAACACCCAGACGCGCCCCTTCGATACGCTCTTGAGCCTTGAGACGGGCCTGTTCGGCCTGTAGGCGCATCTGCGCTTTCTGCATGTCCGCTTGGACACGGGCCATGTCGGCTTGGGCTTTCTGCTGGATTTCCTGCGCCCGGAGTTGCAGTTTCTGCATTTCCATCTGAAGGACCGGGTCTTGAGCCTGTTGCTGCTGTTGCTGCTGCTGGGCTTCTTGTTGGGCTTTGCCCAAAACTTGAGCGGCGGCAGGGGCGACCAACTGGGAAATCCGGTATTCGATGTCCTCTGGGAGGGGTTCTTCCGGAGGAGGCAGTTTCATGCCCAACTGCTTTTCGATCTGTGCGCGGTAGGCAAAGGCCAGATGTTCCGACACATGGGCGGCAAGGGAGGCTTGCAGGGCTTGAGCGGCTTGAGGAGCCTGCTGGAGCATCCCCTGTAAACGTGGGTCTTGCCCAAAAGACATGTGAGTTTGGATGTGGGCTTCGTGGTCCTGATAGATAAATGCCTTGATGGGCTTCATCTGCAGGGCGTTCATGTTCTCTGTGACCGGGTCTGTAGGAGGGATGTCCTCCTGCGGGATCACTTCACTGGCATCGGCAATGCCCAGTGCTTCAATCATTTGTTTATGCAGAAGCGGGAGGTCGTATAACTGCGGGGCTTGGGCGGCAAGTTGCAATGCCGCCTGATATTTCATGATCCGCTGGGCCATGGTTCCCGCATTCGGATCAGAAACCGGGATGATATCGATTCGATCATCGAAATCTTCCTTGGTCAGTTCTTTGCCGGGAATATCGTAGGGGTATTCGCTGGGACCGTAGTCATAAACCAACTGAGAAAGAAGTCTGAGTTCTTTCTTCATGGAGGCGTGTAAACGGGCTTGGACCGCTGACATCACCTTCATGGATCGTTCGATGATGGCTAAGGTGGTTCCGACCGGAGCCTCAGCGTTCATGTCGGCAATCTTCATGTCGGCTTGCGAAGCAAACCGTCTACCTTCATCAACGATGTTGCCTAGCAACTGATACAGGGTTCCAGAAGGTTCCTTGTAAGGGAGGAAGGTGATGTTCTCGCGTAGGGTTCCGGACGGAATGTCTACGTCACGGAACTCTCCCGGCATGATGGGGGTATCGTCGCCTTTGATCCGGAGTCCGCGAGTTTTCAAACCGCCCGGAAGATTGGAGAGGGTTCCCGCGTCCACCAACTGTCTCAAGATGGACGTTGAAGATTTGGCTAATCCACCGACAAGGTGAACGAGTCCAAAGCCGTAGAACCCCAAACCGGGGATGTAGGTGTATTGAACGAAATGCTGGCGGCGCTTCTTGAGCGGATCATCTTCATACCAGTTGCGACGAATCGCGAGAATCTTGCGTGAAGATTTGTCGATGGTGATGACGTAAGGCAGTGCGATACCGGTGGGTTCACCCATCTCGTCGGTGTCTTCAAAGCCCGGCAGGTCGTAGTCCACGACCATTTCCAAAAGGGTATAGCGCGAATCCAAATCCATGCCCTTGGATTCACCT